GTATTTGCTGAAATAGTAACAGAAGAAGATTTTATATTAACATCTATTTGATAAGATTTTGGAACCGGAATATTAGTTACTCCGTCATCAGTGGATGGTAAAGAATTTGATGCAACATAATAATATTGATCCTTATCATTGTAGAGATTTTGAATATCAGATATAATAAAATCAGATTCTAATGGAGCAGACGTTGCTTTTGATTCTGCTCTCCTCAAAACTCTCCTAAATTTATAATCTAAAGTATTATCGAAATTATCATAAGAATTTTCAATTACTATTGTATTTCTAATACCAGAAGTAATCCCTATATCTTTTACTCTTGATTCAAATGAAGTTCCCAATAATTTAATCTTATCACCAACTTTCAAACTAGATTCATCTATTTCAGATTTTAAAATTATCTTAGATCCAGAAACAAATTGATCAACATCATAGGATACGCTAGTATTATAAATCCAAGAATTTGCAAATATTTCCTTATATGTTTTATTTTTTGGATTATCAATAATTTCTCCAAGATTAGAGACAAAAATTTCATCACCCTCACTAACATTTAGATTAGTTGAAATTTGTTTAAAATCTGAAAGGACGCCTGTTAATAAAATTTCTACTTTTTTATTAACATCTCCATCTTCATATCCAAAGTATATTTCATCGGATCTGAGGTTATCAGTTTCTGAAATTGAATTAGTAATTCCGGAACAACCAAAGAATTGATTTATACTTTTGCTTGTATAACTTATATTAGTATTAATACCAGAAATTATTTTACCAGATTCTTCAAATCCAATGGTAGAATCAACAGATATAATAGATGATCCCACTCCCACATCTTGTAAAACTTTTGTATTCGGAGTAATTACAAAATTACCCTGAATCGCTGATCCTTCTTCATAACCAACAAATAATGATATTCTAAAATATTTTTTATTGTTTCTGGTAAAACTTTCTACTTCTGAAACAGAAGCATTGGTATTCAAATCAGATTCTTTAAATATTGATTGTCCAACTAATTTGGAAGGATCTCCAGAAATAACTTCTGCAATAACAATTTCCCTTCTTAAAAATTCTGCAGAGGATGACTTAATTAAGAAATCCTCTAAATTCACAATTTTGGGAGTTACCCCATAAAGAACATTGAATAGTATTCTAAAAGATTCATTTGTCCCTTTTGATTCATATAAATTTCTTATATGCTTTAAGAAATTGCCAACATTAATATTTTCATTAAAATCAACATCTTCTAGTCCAGGAGCAAAAGTTGATTTTATTTTTCTATAAAATTCTTTTAAAAATAAAGAACTTAAATTTTGTACTGTTGATCCAGACTCATGCTCTAATGCAGATGAGGTAGAAAATACAAGCTCTTCTTGATTTGTTTCCTGATGATAATCAGTAATTCCACTAAAACCACGACCCAGTTTACAACCGGTAAATACGTTTGTCCCTATACCGGTGTAAGTAATAATTTCATCACCGATTTTTAATAAACCATATTTTTCTGGGAATCCTTTGGTACTTGTAACATAAATCTCATCTGCATCAACTGATGTAATGCTAGTTGTAGTTGTACTATCAGTTATTATTTCGGGTAAGAGATTATCTAATTTTAAATATTGATCTAAATTTTCAGCAATATCTACCGGTCCACCTTGATATTCTTGAGAGATATAATACTGCTTTAAAAATTTAGCTGCATTAGGACTCTCATCCAAAATATAACTAGGTAATTGACTGTCAATGATTTGTTGAATCTTGACCCTTGATTCAAAACCTGTTTGTATCATATTACTCTCTTATTAATTTCCCGTTTGAATAACTTGATGTATAAAAATCTCTAACGAAAACAGTTCCTGATATTTCATCACCAGATGCAATAACATCTCTGACCATATTTATTGTACTTTTGGAAACACTCAGACTAAGATACAAGTCTTTTAATCCAACAACATCATTTGATTCCGGAATTGCCTGAATCTCAATAATATTATCTGGTAAGGAAGTAGAAGTAATAAGTATAGTTTGCAATATCACCTCTCCCTTTTCATAGTCAACTATTCCTGCATTCTTTACAATTACTCTATTTGTACCCGTTTCTTGTAATGGTTTGACTACAGAAATTATACCTGTTTTTTTATCATCATTAGGTATGTCTGTTAGATACACTGTATCTGTTTCTCCGGATATTTTAAATCCTGTAGATTTGATATTAAATCCATCTTCATTAATATGAAATCTATTTCCAAAACATAATTCATATTGCGCTGACTGATTCACCGAAGCTTTCAAATCTCTTCTCATTCTTATCTTTGTAATATTTGAAGTGATTGCAGTATCCGTATTATCAATAACCTGAAGTAATTTACTATACTTAAATCTTCCACCAAACTTATTCAAATCAATCGATTTTGAATATGAATTTAAGGAATTTATAATTTTTGTTTTTAGATTGTCTACTTTGGAAGTTTTTGAAAAATCGTAATAAATTGAAGAATCGATTTCTACATAAAGAACTTTAAGATCAATTAATTTTTGATTAATGCCAGAAACTCCGAATTGCTTTAATTTTGATAATATCTGAGTTTTCGAGAAATCGGAAACAAAAGAACCATTTTTTGGTTTGATACTAATGGTGACAGATCCAAATTCTGGAGGATCAAGCTCTTCACCACCAATGACAGATACAGATTCAGTTTCTGGATATATCTGTTTTATTATTGCCTCATAATCTCTTGCTGTAACCGCTCTGTACTGTGCCGAATAGATTCTAGGTGCATAATACTTAATAGAGTCTAAAGTCTCTGCATTAGACCCACTCTGTGCTGCCAGAGAAGTTGTTACTGTTGGGTTGCCGGGATTTAATACAGACTTCGATTGGTCATCAATAATACTACCGGCAAAAGAAAATATAGAAGGACCATTACCATCGATACCGTCTGTAACAATATATTCTACCGTAATGGTAGATTCATTTTCTAATTTTTTACCAATAAATCCATCACCAAAAAGTAATTCATACTTTTCATCCTGTATTTCTTGTATTAAGAAAACTCTTGATTCTGAATTGATATTAATAATATTATCAACTAAAGTATATTCAAGACCAGTGCCAGTTTCTTGAGGTCCTTTCACATATACTCTTATTGTTGATGTATCAACATAAGAATTATCTAATATGAATTTTTGATTGAGAGATGCGTCTACTGTAAATACTCTTCTTAAAAATGTTCCTTGAAATATCTTTACATTTGTAAATGATGCAACACCATCACTGACTGTGGTTGATACATTTTCTGGTGTTGCAAAAGTAAATGTAGTATCATCATCTCTCCCTATACACACCAGACCCGCTTCTAAGGTTGCTGTTTGTGTGTCTCCACTAATTGGTATGTCAAATGAAACTTCTGCTGTTGCTGCCGTTCTGGAGCGTGGTATATAACCAATATTTCTTGCAAGAGAAATTACATTTTCACGAAGAGTGGCTGAATCCAAAAAGGATTCATTCACAATCATGTTGGAATTGAATGCGGTGATATATGTGTTATATGCTAGTGTATCAATTAAGGTCGAAAAATTAGATCCTTCAAAATCAAAATCCGTGAATGTAGATTCTGCACGGAGATAATCTTTGATGGATGTCCTTATCTGATCAAAATCTAGATTAGTAAACTTAGTAAAAGGCATATTACTATCTGGTTGCCTCTAGTAGAAATGTATATTCTTGAGTCGGAAACTCCTGACCAACAATATCAAACACCACCGTTACATCAAATGTATTTTCATCAGCATTTGGATTTACAAATACCTGAAGATTATCAATTCTTGGCTCAAAATTTTCTATTGCAACTTCAATTTGTTCCTGAATAACAGATGCAGTACCAAAATCTACAAACTCAAATAAACTACTTCTTACATCAGATCCAAAAATTGAATTAAAAAACTTTTCGGTGGGTATTGTTTGGACAATATTTCTTACAGATCTACGAATCGCATTCTCATTCTTTAATATTTGAAGATCTTTTGTCACAGGATGGGGCTCAAAAGACAAACTAATGTCCTTAAAGGTCCTTGATATCCTCTTAATTGCCATTGACCAGGAGATTTTTTATTTATTTATGCTCCCGTCCAAGAAGATCCATAGGATGGTTCTGTGCCATATGTCCAATCATCATAATCATCATCATTACGAATCTTTTCATGAAGCTCTGTTTGACTTTTTAAGTCATGTTTTGGTGCCAAATCGTGTGCAATTTCTTGCAAAACACGTTTTTCTACGATTTCACCATAATCTGTGGTCAATTTATCTGTTCCCCACATCTCTCTCATGTATTTTTTATCACGATCAACCTTTGCATTGCCCATTTTTTGCTCCGATTAGTGAAAATCAGAACTTTTAAAGGGGTTGCTATCCCTATTTTTATTTATTTTACTCTTCTTCGGGCGTTTTCCAGAAATATTCGTCGGTATCACCTAGTCTACCCCATTTTATACCATTTTCAACCTGATAATATTCGGTCGAAACCTTAAAATCGGGTGTTTTTGGCTCTTGTGGAGTCAAACTGACATCATAAATGCGACATCTATTGTTTGGATACAGTGCAAATTGCCCATTATCCAACTCAAGCAGGTTAAATGACTTATGTTCGTCCGGAATTTCACTGGTTGCATAGTCAATGGTATCACAGGCAGCATGATAATTGTCTAATGTACAAATATAACTACCAGTCATGTTACCAAAATGACGTGTACGGACTTCCCAACTCATTGAAGCAGTGAATTGCTTACAGATATTGGTAATACCATAGTCCATACAATTCCAAAACTGTAGATTTGGTAAATCGAGATCCGGTTCTGGTGTTTCGGGACGAGCCATGAATGCCGAAATCGGCAATTTATCAAACATGGCACCATATTCGGGCAGGTAGGTCTCAAAATAAAAAGCACGCCCAGGTATCGACTTTGCCGATACCCAGACGCCCTCAACAAATTCACCGTGTCCATCCTGTAAATCCCGAAGATATTCCTTTCGCACCCAGACCTTATATGCTGGTAGATTTACAAGTAGTTCGCTCATCCCTTTCCTTGTCCCCTGTACTTTTTCTTTGCCGAGTTACGAGAACTCGCGGCACACTTCGTGTGCTTTCCATTCCCCTGCCGAGTCTTCTTCGGAATTGCCACTACATAAGAACCACTACGCATCTTCGTTTACCTCATAAGTTTGTGTTTCTAAATCTGCCGGATCTGGACTACCAGTCTTATAGTACTCCACAGCTAAATCTTGCATCACTTCAAAATAATCAAGTTGACTTAAATTTTTATATATCTTGCGTCCACGACACAAGATATCATACTTTTCTGCCATGAATCAAATAACGCGAGTTTTTTCGTGTCCCACACGTACCCGAGGATCACACCAGATCTCAAATCCTGCCTCAATTGCATCAAGACAGAATGATACATCTTCTCCACACATATCTTGCACATCACCAGACTCAAAGACTTGCATCTTCGGTGCAAACCATGGATACTTCATCTCTTGGTGCTCAAAGACTCCATTCTTAATCAGAAGCCATCCAAATCCTGTGTAATCAACAGTAAAAGGTTTTTTACGCTTGGAGATACTCTCGATGGTTTCGTGATTCATCACACCCCCATTATTACGGAAGTCATCCTCCTCCAACCAATGAGCAACTGATGTGGTGCGACCATCTTCGGTGCAATACCATCCACCTGCAATATCTTTATCCATCAATACCAACTGATAAAACTTTTCAGTGTTGAAAACAATATCAGAATCAATCCAGAGTTGCCAATCATATTTCAGTTTACCATCCCAGGGAATTTGATCCGGTCCTCTCAATACATTAGCTCCAAGACACTTGCATCTTGCAAAGTTGACCATGGAAGAGTAATCCTGAGAGATTTGGATGCTTGCTCCGTTTTGCACAAGATCAAAACAGAGTTGCACAAAACTTTTCAGAAATGTGTAAGATACTCCTCGTCCGGGAAGGCAAAATACAACACTCTTCCCTTTGACCATTTCTTTTGCCATATCATAATCCCACTCTTGTTCTGTGGGAGACGCTGACATGGGCGTCTTTGCTTTTATTGTAAATCCTTTAGCCATAATAGAAATTAGTTACTTTCGAATCATACTGCATTAT